CTGAAAATGATTGAAGAAATTCAAAAAGCACTAAATGAAACAATTAAAAAACAAGATGAATTTTTAGAAAGTTATAAAAAAGATGTTGAAAAAGCAATATCTGGAATACAAGAAATAACTAAAAAAGAATTGCCAACTCCACCAAAGTTTGAAGATGTTGAAAAACCTAAAAATCTTGCTCAAGCTATTACAAAAATACTTGTTCCAGCTATTGTTGGTATTGCAACTGTATTTAGAAAAGATAAGCTTGCAGGATATAACTACTTTTATTTTAACTCAATGATGGATGCTATCAAAAAAAATGATTTAGAAACTTATCAACAATTATTAAACCAATGGAAAATTGATTATGAGTATGCTAAAGAAAAAAAACAAAATGAATTGGAAATAGCTAAAATAGAATTGCAAAAAATTGAAAATTCTGCTAAAATAACTTCAACACAAATTGAAAAACAAATTAAAATATATAGCGATAGAATTAATCAGGAAGAAAAAATGTTGCAAGAAATAGATAAAACTTTTAACAAAACAATAGATTTTTTGTATAAATTTGGAAAATTAAGACTTGAAGAATTAAAGTTTGCTGAAGAAGTTAGACATAATAGAGCAAAAGAAGAAATACAAAGAGCAAGATTATCTAAAGAAGATAGTTATGAAGATAAGTTAAGAAAAGAAGTTAAAGACACATTTTTTAAGCTATTATCAAAAGTTGATATTTCTAGTCTGACCAGAGAACAATTAGCACACTTGCTAATGTCAGCTTTTATGTCAAGCGGAGTTAAACCAAGTGAAGATAGGTTTGAAGAACTATACGAAGAGTTATCTGAAGGCTTAATTTCAAAAAAAGAAGGTGAAAAAGAAACTAAACAAAAAAGCAAATAAATTATTTCATTTTAGGTATATAAATGGCTGACATATTTTCACCAAAACAAATTGATGTATTTAGCGCAAAAAAGAGTGATGAAAAAATTGCTAACAGACCTGAATGGTTTAAGCCAGAAAAATATGCTACCCCAATAAAAGAAAAAGAAACTAAACATGAATTCTCCGTTGGGCGTTTAGCTTTATCAGTAGGATTAGATTTGCTTTCAATGGCTGGTGGAAGTTTTATTTTTGGTGGTCTTGGTGGAGCAGTTGTTACCGCTGCCAGAGGAGCTAAAATGCTCCAGAATGCTACAAAACTTGCAAACTTAATTGTTAAAGGTTCAAGAGTGACTGGTGAAACATTAGGATTAGCTACAAGTTCTTTAATACAAGGAGAAAATACAGAAGAAGCTATTAAAGGGGCTATAGCTGCACAAGCATTAGGTTATGGTATAGTAAAGGGTGGTAAATATGCTGTTAAAACTGTTAAAACTGTTACTCCAGAAGCAGTAAAACAAAAAATTGCAGATAAATCTATAAAAGTTTATAATTGGCTTTTCCATGGAGGCAATGCAAAACCATCTGATATAAAAGATGTTCATAAAGAGTTATTAAGCGTTGCAAATATTAGCACTTATGTAAGAAGAAATGCAGAAGAAGAATTAAAAAAATTTGTTAAAAATCCTGACGATATTAGAAAGCTAATTACCGTAATAGAGCAAGAAATAATCAAAAATCCAAATCTCATACCAGATTTACCAGCAGACAAGGCATTAGCAGTTTTAAAAAAAATAAAAACTACTCCATTTAATGAATACAGCACAGAACCTCATTTTTTATTTGAGTTGGCAAAAATACCAGAAATAGAGCTATTAGCTAAATCAATACTTGAGAAATATCCAACATTAAGTAAATATGATGATTTGTATAAATATAGCACTGAAGCATACTATAACTTAATTGCAGATAAAATAGACCCAAGATTTTTAGAGCAACTAAATAGAAATGTAGCAGAAATACAATATAAAATTTCAAACAAAATTAAATCTCTTGAAACAATAACTACTGCAATTGCAAAAGGAGAAAAGATTACAGCAGATGCCTTTAAAGAAGAATTAAAAGATACAAGGCAATTAATTAAAGCATTAGAAGAATTAAAAGATAAAAAATTATTAGACAACACAAAAGAAGTTAAAACAATTATTTTAGAACTCAAAAAAACATTAAAACAACTTGAAAGAGTTAGAATTTCTGAAATAAAAGAGTCTCAAAAGATAAGTGAAATTTTAAATAAAACTATATTAGACTTTCAAAAAATTGCAATGGAATTTCCAGATAAAATAAGAGTAACACCAATAGCAGAAGAAATTAAACAAGCAATTTCAAAAATAGGGATTATTACCGAAACGGCAGAAAAAAAAGTTGTTATTTCTCATTTAAAAAATGCTATAAAACAAATAGATACATATTTTGAGCTTTATATGCCAACAAAAGCTGTATACAAGTCTGCAAATATCGTTAAAGCAAGAAACCAGTTAAAAGAAGCTCTAAAAGATGTATCAAAAGCAGGAAAAGAAAGGGCAAACTTTTTAAAGAAACAATTAAAAGATTTAATTAAAGCAGAAAAAGAAAAAGTTAAAGAACTATTACCATTACAGAAACATTTAATGGCATTAAAAAGAGAAATTAGTAAAGCTGTAAAAACTATAAGTAAGTTTAATATAGTTAAAAAAGGATTACTTAAGCAACAAGAAAAAGATTTAACATTAAGAAATCTTGATAAAATAAGAAATCTTTTGCCTAAAATAATGCCTAAAAACATAAAAGCTAATATTGATGCATTACATAATATGTATTACCCAAGAATTGGATTACCAGCAAAGATTGGGCTAAAAGAAGCTGATACAATTACTTCACCATTTGAATATCAAATTGAAAGAATTACATCAGAAGCATTAAGCTCATTTACCAACCATATAGAAAATATAGCAAAATATTTAAAAGAAAGAAGATATTCCACATTGCTATCTAAATATGCTGATGATATATTGTTTAAAACTAGTGAAGAAGGTTTTAAAATTGTTTATAAGTCTCATAGAGATTTTGCAGATATTGTTACTAATGCTTATACTATCCCAATTGCAATTGATAAATTAAAAAAATTATTTACTAAATGGATATCAGAAGGCAAAACAATTGAAACAGAATTAAAAGGATTTGTCAGTGAGAAAACTGGATTACCAAGAAAATATTTAGTTCCTTATGCGGCAAATTCTGAAAAAGATATGATTAAAGAACTTGCAAGACTTAATGGATTAACCGAAGAAAATGCGCAACAATTATTTAAATCTTTACATTCTCAGAAATTAATTGGACATTTTCCTGAATTGGGGGTTTATGTTCATAAAGATATATACGAACTAATAGGTCATTCTATTAAACCATTATTTGCTGGAAAAATAATGATATTTGACCCATCTAAAAATATTTTTGGTAGATTATCTTCCGCTAACACTATTTTAAAAAGAATACAAATGTTGTTTGGAATTATTCACTATAAAGCGTTAACAACAGCGGCAATAGGAACAGGCAGATATAAAGAATTAGCCAAAGCATGGGAAAGTGTGTTTAGGTCTGATGCTTGGTTTAAAGAACATGTATTGCCAATGCAAAAAGAAATTATAGAATTAACAAAAAAATACAACATTAAATCTACTTTTTTTGTTGCAAGTTTTGATGATATTAGAGAACAAATACAAAGACTATTGTTGCAAGAAAAACTTAATCCAATACTTAAACTTACACAAAAGATTGGATTTATAAAATTAAGTTCAGAATTTGATAAAAGACTATGGGATAGATTGTTTTATACGCTTAAGTGCATGTCTGCAAGAAATATACTATCAGAATTAGAAAAAGGAAAAATTACAAAAGAAGTTGCAGAAAGTTTTTTGGATAAACTTGGGAGTGCTTTTGGTGGAAATTATGAATGGTTATTTATGAGACACAGTGCAAGAGAGGCAATAAGATTTTTATTATTTGCGCCAGATTGGTATTTAACAATGATTAGACATTTAACTGGTTCTGTTGCTGGGCATGAATTATTTTCAGAGTTCTTTAGAAGAATATTCTTGTTGCATTATGCTTTATCAAACGAAATATCATGGCAATTAACAGGCAAAACAACGTGGGAAAGATTTAAAGAAAGCAAAAATTGGTTAGATTTATTTAAAGTTCCATTTGTTGCAATAGACCCTGTAACAGGAAAATATAAAAGAAGTTATATTAATTTGCTTGGATTTGAGATAGAAGGTCTGGAATTTTTGGGATTTGTTGCTTTACATGATTTTCTATATGAATATTACACAACCAATAAATCTCTCAAAGAAGCTATAAATGATGCTACTGGCAAATGGGAAAAACATTTATCACACAAAAAAGGTCCTATAATAAACTCTCTTTTTGAAATGTATAAAGCAATGGAAAGAGGAGAAGGACTGGATATAATTGGTGCTTTACCTATGCCAATAGTAGCATCTTCTGTATCATTTATATTTAACAGAAATGTTACATTTACAGAAGCTGGAGAAAAAGTGCCAGTTGAGTTAATAGCCACGTTGTATCAAACTGGTATGAAGTATCAGGCTAGTATGGAACTGTCAAAATATTACAGAATGGAAATGAGAAAAAAAGTTACACCTGAAGAAGCTAAAGTAATACTTGATAAAGCTTATAAAGAAATAAAAGCTGTTACTGATAAAGTTAAAGCAGTTAAAGTTCCTATAAAATTACAATCAGATAATCCAAAGACATGGTTTGATACAATGATGATTTCTGTTATAATGGAAGACTTAAAAAACAATTATAAATCAGACATAGAAAAAATAGTAAATGGAAAATTAAAAAGAAGTGAATTAGAAAAAAAGATTTTACAAGACTTTAATGGCACTGCTATTAGTTATTCACCAAAGTTCAGAAAATATGTTAATTCTGCATTAAATAACATTATAAACAAAGGTTACAGAGAATACAGGAGGAGACATGCGGGCGAAGAATAAAGATAGAGATGTTTTTAAAGAGTTACTAACTAAATTAAACTCACTTGCTTTAAATGTGCTTGATGAAATATACGATGCAAGAATAAAGAAAAAATCTGTAGATTTTGAAGAATTAAAAGCTCCATTATTAGCTATTAAAGAAATAAAAGATTTGGTTAAAATAAATGATAAAATTAAAAACAATGAAACAAGCGATTTGCTTAATTTTGACATTGAAGATTTGAGCAATGTAACAACATTAGAGGAGGTTTTAAATGAAGAAGAAGGTTGAAACATTACCTGAAGTAAAAGCATCACCAGCAAAGATTGGATTTATTAACTTTTTACTGGTAAGTGGATTGTTAGCATGGATAATAACCCTTACTTGCAATTTGTTTGTATTTATAGTAACTCTCTTTTATTCAGAAAAAAGCCTTTTATACTCACTTATTTTTTTTGGAATTAGTATTGTAGGGCAAATACTATTTCTTAATAAAAAATGAAAATTCCAGAGTATGTATATGGTATAACTCAATTATGTAATGTTTCTGATGCAATGGCTGAAGAGCTATGGGGGCAGTTTGTATACCTAAAACTCCACTATTTTGATAAACAGGCATTTAAAGAATTCTTTTATATGTTGCTATGCCTTAAAGGTAATGGTATAATACTAAAGCTATTTGATTTTATCCTTCAGAATGTAAGAATACCACATACTGCACCAGTTGAAAAGTTTAAACATGAATGGGTAATTCACTTTCTTAATATGTCAGAAAATGCAAAATTTATTCTTCTTTATGCTCTAATTAATGTATGCGAAGATTTACCAGTTATCAGGAAATTAGCAAAACTGTTATTTAATAATAGAGAAGTAAAAATTGAAAGGAAAGATAAAGGTGCCATCGGTTTTATCTAACTTTTATAAATGGGCTGAATTTCTTAAAATTGTATCAAAAGAAAAAGGATTAACTTCTTTTTCTCCATCTACTTGGTTTAATAGCCAAAAATATGTTATCAACCAAATCTTTACAGAAATAGAAAAGAATTCAGAAATAAGAGAATTCCTTATTCTTAAAGGCAGACAACTTGGAATAACTACCGTATTACATGCTCTTGATTTATTCTGGGTAATGGGAATTAAAGGTATTAAACTTGGTTTTTTATGCCATAGTTATGAAGCAAGACCAAAACTAAGAGAAATAATTAGAAGCATGTATTTAACTCTTCCGAGAAATATGAAAGTAAATTGCATTATTGATAACAGAGAAATGATGCATTTTGCTAATGGTTCAGAAATACAGTTTATGCATGTATCTTCCCGTGAAAGCTCAAGACAAACAGTTGCACGTTCACAAGCTCTTACATGCTTACATGCAACAGAGGCTGCGTTTTATTCTGTCAATGACCCTAATGATGAGGTATTAAAATCTCTTATGGTTTCATTAAGCAAAATTAATCCAGCAAGATGGTGCATACTTGAAAGCACAGCTAATGGGTTTAATTCTTTTTATGATAGATGGAGAGAAGCTAAAAAAAACCCTTCACAGAAAACAATATTTACAGGCTGGTATATGAGAGATGATTATAGAATTAAAAAAGACAACCCATTGTTTCAAGAATACGGTTATCCTCTAACAAGAGAAGAAAAAAATAAAATTAAATTGGTGAAAGAGTTATATAATTTTGACATTAGCATAGAACAACTTGCATGGTTTAGAAAAGAAGTTGCTACTACGTTTGCAGGAGATTTAAATTATGCTTTACAGGAATTACCATTCTGGGAAGATGAGGCATTCAGGTTATCAGGATACAGATATTTCAGTTCTGAAAAGCTAACTGAATTAATGAAAAAGAAATTATCTGCACATTATTTTAATGTATTTGCCAATGCTAATGGAATATATATAGACAAAGGGACTGAATTTGACCATAACTTAAAAATATTTGAATATCCAAAAGAAAATGAAAATTATTTTATTGGTGCAGACCCAAGTTATGGTTCATCTGCACAAAGCGATAATGCTGTTATATCTATATGGAAAGGATATAGAGATAAAGTAATTCAAGTTGCAGAATATTCTGATAATTCTCTTGGCGTTATAGAATTTGCTAAGCTTATTTTATTCTTTGCATGTTTTTATAAAAATGCATATGTAAACATAGAAGTTCAAGGACCAGGAAGAATGGTAATAAAAGAAATGGATAATTTAAAAAGAAATGCTTATGATATAGGTGAAATTGTATGGAACTTTGATAGCAAAGATATAAACATAGAGCAGATAAAATCCAATATAAGAAATATAAAAGAATATCTATATTACAGAGCTGATAGTTTAAATAGAACCTATGTAAGGCATTGGCAAACAACTGCTGATACAAAAGAAGCTGTTATGGGACAATTCAAAAGTTTATTTGAAATGAATATTCTGGATATAAAAAGTAAAGATTTAGTTGAAGAAATGAGTTTCTTTATTAGAGACGGTTCTTATCTTGGAGCTGAAAGCGGAAAACATGACGATAGAGTTATTGCCTCCGCCATAGCAGTTGAATGCTGGAGAAGATTTGCCTACCATAAACTACCAAAGAGTTCTGATATTCCTGTTAATGTAGAAAAAAACAATCAACTGTTAAAAGCAATAGGGATATATGACGCAATTAAACCCTTTATTGAAAGATAAGCAGGGCAAAACTATTCAATTACATCAGTTATCTTATATAACAGGAATTCCACCATCATTGTTAATTGAAATATTATCAGGCAAAAAAGGCTATGGAATAAAAAAATCTGTTTATCTATCAATGATATGTAAACAACAAGGTTATGATTTTCCACCAGAAACTTTTATGAGTAGTCAGGATTTAAAATTACTGAATTATATATTAGAGGATATATGCAAAATAGAGCTAAAACCATACAACCCACTCCTGTAATTTGTAAAAGGTGTAGTTCTTCTATGTTTCTTGATGGATATGGCTATCTTTTATACTGGCATTGTATAATATGTGGCAATATAGTATTTATTCCAGATGAACAAATAAAGAAAAAGAAAAAAATAAGAAAGTATACAGAAGAAGGCAAATGTTTAACATGTGGTAAAACATATATTAAATACAAATCTGACCAGTATCTCTGTTCTGAGTGTAGTAAAAAAGGAAAAAGATATTATAAAAAAGTTTGTGAATATTGCAATAAAGTTTTTTATGCTAAATTTAAATATGCAAAATATTGTCAAGTTTGTTTACCTAAAATACGCTCAATACAAGCTACAAGGAGGATAAATGGTAAGAATAAAAGTTATTGATAGTCATAATGCAAGTTTTTCATGGATTGCAGAAAAATGTAAAGATGAACCTAAATCTGCAATATTTGTATTCAGCAAAATTGCCAAACATTTAATGTTGTTAAATCTTATTAGATACGGAATTAAAAATATACCTGTTGATTTTCCAGAGAAGTTTTTTGCAAGCCTTATAAAAAAACAATATTGCCAATCTCATGATATTTGTAATCAATTAAAAAAACAACCATATTTGTTTAATGATAAGAAAGGTTTTGAAAGAGATTTAATTATATGGAGATGTGTAAGAACTATACTTACAGAAAAAGCTAATATGAATGATAGTATGTATAAAGAATCCCCATTATGGAACTATATAACACCAGAACAATATGAAACATTTAAAAATGCTTTTACCAAATTAAACATAACAACAGGATTTGATGTTATAAAAGAATGCATAGACAGAAATATAAAAACTACTGTTAAAAATTTATTTATACTTGGATATGAAGATGGATATAAATTATTGTATAAAGCTATTGACAAATGTATTATTCCAGAAAAGATATATTATATAGGAGACCCGTATAAATACTCTACTTTATATTCTAATTGCAATGATATAAGTTCAAATGAAACAATAGAATTAAATGCATCGCTACAAATACCAGCTAATATGTATAATTATTTTACACAAGTTAAAGATTTGCTTAAAGTTCCTTATAATATTAAGCCAAATAATGCATTTGGAAAAGTATCTAACTTTAATAGTTTAGATAGGGCTTTAAACTATTTATATGCAAACCAATTTGGTTTGGCTTGTATTGTTTATGAAACTCCAATGTATGCTGATTATATAGAAACATTACTATTTAACAAAAATATACCATTTAAAGGAGTTACAGAAAAATATAAATTTCCTTTTGAATTATATGTTATTTTTAATGTTATGGAAAATGTTTGTAACAACAAAGGTATAATTACTTATAAAGAAATTAAAACTCTAATAGACAGCATAAAAGGAGAAATCACAGATAAATTTGGTGGTAAAAAACAATTATTGAAAATGTATTCATTGCCTACTATTTCAGGGGCTACTTTACATAAAACAACATTTTTTAAGTATTTAATCAAGGTTTGGATAAGCAGTAATTTTAATTTTTGTTTACAAGAAGATTTAGCAAGAAAATGGATAATGTGGAAAGGTAAATTAAATAAGAGATGGTATTCACCAAATATATACTGTGGAATTGTAACCAGTATGAAATATTTAAATCCTGATATCTCTTTGTGTATAGCAAGCCTGCCAGAAGAAAAGAGCAAGCTTGCTTATACAATGTTAACTATTACTAAAAATGAGTTAATCTTTGTTTAGCATTCAAACCTTATGTTACTTCCCCACCTTAACTCATTCAACCCCACTGTCACTTGTTTTAATTAACTCATTTTTTAGTTCTGTTGCTAAATAAAAACAACTCATTCTTCAATCTTGTTGCTTATCCCTAATAACTCATTATTACAATTTGATACTTGACACCTCAACTCATTAAATATCTAAGTTACTTTAAAAGTATAACTCATTAACATTTCTTGTTGCTTATATTGTTTAATTCATTCGGCAAAAATGTTACTTGCATTTTCTAATTCATTCCCTCTCAATGTTGCTAGTTGAAAGTAACTCATTCAGTTTTTATGATGCTTGTAACTATTAACTCATTCTCAAGAATTATTACTTGCTTTCCTTAACTCATTATTTAATTATGATACTTAGCCTTTTTAATTCATTTATAAAAGATGTTGCTCTTTTTGTATAACTCATTGGGTAACAAGTTGCTCAATCCGTATAACTCATTCCTCCAGACTGTTGCTTTTCTCCCTCAACTCATTCTCCTTTCTTGTTTCTTGGTTTCACCAACTCATTTTTATTTCTTGTTGCTTTACATTTCCAACTCGTTTTGCTTTTCCTGTTGCTTAACTTTTTTAATTCATTAAAATGAAGTGTCACTTTTCCCTATCAACTCATTCATAAACATTGACACTTTAAAAATTTAACTAATTTGTTCTTTTCTGCTGTTGCTAACATAGACTAACTCTTTTTTATCGCCTGTTTCTTTTAACTCCTAACCCATTCACTTGTTATGTTGCTTTTTGTTTGTAATTCATTCATTTCCTTTTGTTGCTTGTTGAGCTTAACTCATTTGTCTTTTCCGTTGCTCAGCATGCTTAATTCATTTGAGTGTGTTGTTGCTCCAGAGGTTTAACTCATTTAAAATCCTTGTTACTCAAAATTTTTAACTCATTTGGTTCTCATGTTGCTCTAATAAACTAACTCATTAACTTACATTGTTGCATGATACAAATATCCCATTTCAATTATCTGTTGCTTATTGTTCATAGCTCGTTTTTTTTCATGTTACTTTAGTAGACTAACTCATTCATTGTATTTGTTGCTTGTAAATCGTAACTATGCTACTTTTTTACTTTTCTTACTTCTTAATGCTTCTTCTATTTTTAATACATCCTTCCAATCTATAAAATCATCATGTTTAAGATATTCAAAAGCATACGGCATTCTATATCCCATGCCAAGCAACTCTCTCCATGCTTGATACATATGTGCAAGAAAGATTTTAAACGCTTTTCTTCTTGCTGACAGAGTTGCTCTTCTTGTTGCTACTTTTGTTTCTTTACCATTCTTTTTCATAATCTTGTAGTATTTATCTTTTGCATCAGGTCTATTCATTAATTTTTCTCTTTCTTCTTTAAAAATCTTACCATAAAAACTTTTGTTAGAATTTTTAACCCAATAATCTGTAACAATATAAGCTGTTTTCTTTGCTTTTTTATTCCAGAAACAAAAGTAACCTTTTATTCTTTTTGGCGGCATAGGTTCTGCTTTTACAATTTTACCACCACAACGCTCCATTGTTACTCTTTTAATCACTGTTAAATCGCCATCTATATCTTCCGATAAGTCCTCTTCTTCATGTGCTTTTTTTGACATTATACAAGTAGCTCCCGTTTTAAATGGGTCAGATGGCAATAATATTTTATGCCCATACTCACATTCACAAGCCCAATAAATTGGGACTAAGCCAAAGTATGCATACCAATCAGAAAGCTCTCTTTCAATGTCAAGCCCTAATGATAGCAGTCTTAAGGAAGTTCTAATATTGATGCCGTTTACTTTTAATAAAAATTCATTATAAATAATATCTCCTTCCAATACTTCTTCTGCTTGCTTTTCAATAATTTTTTCAAATTCTTTAATTCTTTTAACATGCTCCATTGCAATTTGTCTTTCTTTGTGGTTTTCGTCATAGTTTTGGATTATTGCTCTTAATCTGTTTTCTGCGGCTATTCTCATTTTTTGAATAGCCTCAAATGTGTCATAAATTCCTCTTAATGCTATTGATTGCATAGCTTACCTCCTTTTTTATTTGTTTAAATGCTCATAAACACTATCATTAAATGAGCAATCATTATGTTTTTTAATCTTGTTTGATACCTTTCTAACAAATTGAATATCAAGAATGTTGAACCTGTCTATAAGTCCATGTTTGCACCATACTTCGTTTTTATGAATCCTAAGATTGCTACAATATAAACAACTATCTTTGTCTGCTTTTTGAAACAATTTATTTAAAACATCGTTTGCTGTTACCATTTTACCCTCCCCAATAAGTCTTCAAAGTCTTTTAGTTTTAATATTACATAATCGTTTTTATGATGTTGACCTGTTATATGCACTATTACTGCAGGTAT